CTTTATATCAGCATTTGGTATTTGGCTAAATTCTACGTGTGTATGGTGTAATTCTGGTTCCCCGCCACATAAATCATCATTAATCACACATTTCCAAAGTCCTGCTGCCTTGATTTTTTTCTTGGCTTGAAGAAAATATTTATAATTTGGATCGGATTGACGTGGGTCATGTTCTGGAATATGTGCCAGAATATGCAATGTCATATTTTGATCGTGTGCATCAGTCATTATAAACTAATTATACATCATTTGAGCGGATGATGGGAATTGAACCCACCCCTTCTGCTTGGAAGGCAGAGGCACTACCAATATGCAACATCCGCAAGAGGACTACAGGTGAATTATTCCAGCACCGAATGACGCTGCCCTAAGAGTCTCCCGCAGAACTCATCTCACGGGTTACTTGGTTATGTGTAACTATATCCATACCTAAGGTGTGTCACCTGTAGCCTCGTGCACCAAGTAGGATTTGAACCTACAACAACTAGTTCCTAAGACTAGCGCCTCTACCGTTGGGCCATTAGTGCTTGGTTGCGGGAGTGGGATTTGAACCCACGACCTAGAGCTTATGAGGCTCCCGAGCTTCCGAACTGCTCTATCCCGCAATGCTTCCCGCCGTGGATTCGGACCACGATTCATGGCTTCAAAGGCCATTGTCCTGCCAATTGGACGAACGGGAATTAGTGGAGCAAGTAGGACTTGAACCTACGATGACCCGATTATGAGTCGGGGGCTCTAACCAACTGAGCTATTGCTCCTTATTGATTAGGCGTGTGCTTCACCAATTAATTTGTTTTCTATTAACTTTTCTCTTTCATCAATGATCTCGTATGCAAAATCTTTTAATGCTTTTTCATTCTTTGCATAATGGTGACCGCAGAACATAAGTTCTCCCGCCACACCTTTAACCCAAACTAACGCTTCAGCAGAACAAGAATCGCAACGGTTGCTAGGACCAAGTACAAACTGTTTATCATCAATTACTTCCTCTGTTTTTTCTGCCATCATATTCATAATTATACTCTCTCTATTAGCTGGTTAATAATTTGCTGGGATGGTAGGATTCGGACCTACGACATTCCGATTAACAGTCGGACGCTCTGCCAGCTGAGCTACATCCCAATACTGCTATTCTACCTTACCGAATGGATTCTTGTCAATCATCTTTAGTAGATCATCTGGATTATTAATCATACGACGTTGTGCTTCAAACTTTCCAAGCTCAACCATTTCTTCTGCAAGAGTATGCATCATATCATAAAGTCCCGCAGCATAACGCTTATGCTTTGTATCTGCCGCATCAATTTCATTTCTCATATTTACTGCAGACCTTGTGAAATACTCACATAATGCAGTTAAACTAATATAAATATCGTCTTCATCTTCAATAGTCTTGATAGTTCCGTTTGCTAACATTTATTATCCCTTGTTTGTTGTTGTCGTTATTCTACTATAGTATTTTGAAGTTGTCAACCATGTTGCGATATTCGCTATCATCGTCATCAAAAAAATCTCTAATGTCTGCAGGCATAACTTTCTTATCTGGAATACGAATAGTGTTCTTTAATCTTGCATCTGATTCCGCCTTTAATTGTGCAAGTTCATCTGCAAATACCCCAGAATAAGTATAGATTTCAACTTCTTTATCTTGGTCTGGCGGGGTCAATGATATTGAATTAAATACTGCACCACAAACCGCATCAGACAAGTCCTTAGATCCTTTTCTTGGGTGGTCTACCTTATCCTTCATGATACGAAGCTGCAACAACTCATCAATCAAAATCTGAATCTTAGGTCCATGTAATCTTTCTTCAGTTAAACATAGAGACATGTCTTCATAATGTTTCTTTGCTACTGATAGAATCTCAGTCTTAATCCCGTGCACTCCAAGCTGTTGCATCATGTCGTGCGAGTTCCAACGGTCAAATGTTACTAGCTTGAGGTTAAAGCCTTTATCCCGAACACTTGTTATGTAATCTTTTACCTCTGTAAAATCAACTGATTTTGATGCTGTAGGGGTCCAATATCTAACCGCATCTACTATAACTCTTGGCGCTGCTTGCTTATATTGATCGCCAATCTTCATGGTTACCCAGCCATCTACGTGAGCTAAGGCTACGGCACAATGGTCATGTTTTTGTGCCAAGTCAACGTGCATGAAATACTTAACATCCTCTTTAGGCTTAAATTCATCATCAAATCTACCGTATGAATCTACATTTAACTTTGGATTACTAAATGCTTTTTCAATTACTGCACGATTCTTAAAGAACGCATCTGTAGCGTCTGGTGGCATACAGGCAAAGCGTGACAATGCGTCTGTAGGGTCTGTATAAAAGTCAATAGTAAAATCATCAATAGTTCTGGTAGGGTTAATTTCCCATGTAGGTCTTTTCAAAGCATACATTCTAGGTACTTTATACGAGATAATATGGTCTTCTTCCCATTCCATCTCAAATTCATTTCCTTCAGTACCATCAGGCAAATCTGGATCTACCTTAAACTTGTGGTGTCTAATAACGGTTTCTTTTTCAGCTACCGCCTCGTTATACTTCTGCTGAATATAGTCATTCTTAAAACGTGGAAATGAAAGAAGAATTACTTTGCCGAAGTCTGGAAAACGGGAGTTTACGGATGCACGATACATCTTATAGATAGCTGATGCTGTTTTTGCTTGGTCATGTCCAGATGTTGATTCAAGTTCAAAGCCTGAAATTTCGTCAAGGATAACCACGAGAACGTTATAGCCTTCCCATGCTTCACGCTCTGAGTGACCTGAGTGAACTGTAACTGATTTATCAAACTCAACCATATTTGCCTTGGCAATGTACTTACCTTGAAACCAAGGTGATTTTTCAATACGCTGATTAAAACCCTTGAAGAATACTCGGTTTGCCTGGATTGCGTTGATAGCAATGTTAATAATATCAATAGCATCGCCTGGTGGCTTGCCATAATATCTGGCGGGATCTGCAAGACATAAAAGCAAGTGCACCATATATGCACAAGCAATAGTAGATGTATAGTCTTTTCCAGAACCTTTGCCGAGTTGAAGAATAACTTCAGAACAAGTTTGCTTCCAAATCTTTTCACCTTCTACTTCACCGTAAACTTTGTGAAGTGTCTCACGCTTATAGATTTGAGTGGAAGCACGAATCATCTGATATTGATATTCAGACAATGGTGGTAAACCTAAATAATTTTTGCTTGTTACAAACTCTTCAAGTGATGCTGGCTTTTCGTCAAATTCATCACCCTCAAGAGCATCTAAAAAGACATCAAAATCAGTCATTTACAACAACGGCCTCTACTTGACCAGTAACTTGACCTAACCTCTTTGATACTTCCCATTTACAATGATCACAAGATGAAGTAACATCTCTTAGAATACCAATAAGTATCTCTTGCTTTCTTTCTGATTCTAGGATTTGATCAGCCATAGAATTATCTTCTAGGACTCCCGCCTTGTTAAGCATATCAATACGCTTTGCTTCAATATCAGCAATAAGCTTAATAACTTGTGCTTTAACATTTGGAGAATCTTGTGCATCTGCCTGATTTAATGTTACCCAAGCTTCTTTGATAAGCATGTTGTAATGCTCATCTGCTCCCGCCAAAGCTTCCTTGGCACGGTCACGAACAGCTTTATTGTCATGAACAAAGCCCTTCCAAGCATCAATATAATTTTCTACTTGTGCACGGGTAAGCTCCAAGGATCTGGCAATCTGTGCAGGAGAATTTCCCTTGAGCAGTTCTTCAATAACTTTATTCATTTGGTCAAATTGACCAGCTAGTGCTACTTCATTCTCTGCCATAAGCATCCTCATAACGTTTTATATCATCTTCGCCAAAATATATTCCTGTTTGAACTTCAATAAATTCTACAGGATTTTCACCAGATTCAATTCTGTGCTTATCTCCGATTGCTATATCAATAGTATCGCCTGGACCAACAATCATCTTTTGATCATTTATAGTAACTTCAGCTATGCCAGATACTATAAACCAATGCTCAGCTCTTTTTGTATGGCTTTGATACGAAAGCTTTTGCTTAGGGTCTACATATAAATATTTAACTTTGTAGTTATTTGATTCGTCTAGGATTCTATAAAATCCCCACGGTCTATTTTCTTTCAAGTTACCCGCCTGTACTGTAAAATCCGCCACCCTTAAATTGGATGCCGAATGAATTAAAAACTCTTACCATTTTATAACCGCATGATGGGCATGGTGGAACTACTTCTTCATCGCTAAAAGAGCGAGTGATCTCTTCTTTTGTCTCACATTCAACACAATTGTATTCATAAGTTGGCATACTTAATTATACTCCCTCAGACCCGTTCTTGTCAATGGCAATTTTAAGTAAGATTAAATAACCAATCAAATCATCAATATCATTGTCTCCAGCAAAGCCCTGATTGTTCTTTACTCTGTTAATCTTATCGTCAATTCTGACCTTTAATTGCTCTACATTGTCAGATGTAGCAAAAATTCTAACTGGTTCAATGGCTGAATTTCCATAAGAAATATTCTTCTCTATTAGAAGCTGTGCTATTTCGTGGCATGCAGTCCAAATTTCACTACCTGCGGGGGCATTCAAAGAATGCATATACAGGTCTTTACAGTTAAAACCTTCACCATCTGGGTATACTGGTCTAAGCTTCATCTCTGCTACCTTTCACCTTTTCATCTTCAATCCATTTAACATATCCATGATTCCAGTTTTGGCTACCGTAAATATGTCTTACAGCTTCCCAGTGGAATATTCTCCATTGATCCCCTGCATAACAATAAAATCCGTTTTTCTTAGCTACGTCAGTTTCATTAAAGGCTTCCATATCAACAGTTAAACCTTCCCCGCCGTCTTTATGGCTTGCTCTACCGTATGGATCATTATTATAAATACCCAAGTAGTCGCATATGCCAGAAGTCCATACGCCTGGACCAGTCAAATAATGAACGAAATGTGGCATATCATAATCTGCATTTTTCAATCTTGAAATCATAAGATCAATTACTGATTTAAGTATTGGATGACCAGCTTCTGCAGCAAATGTCCATTGGCAAAAATGGTCTTGGTGTTCTGGACAAACTATAAATCTTTTATCACTCTTTAGCCAACTTGCTATTGGCTGTAAGCAAAGCGTATCAAGATCTGCATAAATCCCGCCGTACTTATAAATTACTAAATAGCGCCACATGTCACCACGCATTACACCAACTGGGAGATTAATAAAAAGATTATAAACCTCGTCGCCATATTCTTCTTTTATAAATTGTGCAGACTGAGCATCATCCATGTATCTATACTCATATCCTGGATTCTTCATAATCCAAGTATTAATTGCCTCATGCATATATGGCTGTAGATTACCACGTGGGTCTTTATAAGTTTGCCAGATGATTTTAGGAATCAAGCTTCATAATCTTTCTACTCTGTGTCTGAAATGTAGTTTCAGTTGGAGAACCTGATACTGCTGTTCTAGTTTGTGGCTTAATTGCATATGAGTTAAATATATGATTCTGTCTGAAAAAGAACCAATCCAACGGTAACATTACGCCTCCCGCCACAGTTTGAATAGCTTTTTCTGCACCCTTTTTACTAAGCACGTAACAAAGCATCCAATGGTCTTGATAGACTCTGCATATATTTGTCCCTACATCTAAGCCTGAGTTATACTTATGGAACTGACCTGGAGGGACTGCAAAGAAAAATGCATCCCAGTTCTCAGGCAATTCATTCATATACTCTTTCAATAGTGGTATAAAGTCTTCTTCAAACAATATATCGTCTTCCATAAGAATAACAGAATCAGATTGCGTTGTCAAGAACTCTTTCCATGCCAAGAAATTACTAGCCCAAACTCCAATTTCTCCATAACGCCAACCTTGAATATTATCAAGATTGTAACCATTTGGATCTAAATTAAATTCTGGGTTATCTTTAATAAACTTGTTAAGCTCTTCATCATTAGAAATTCTTACAGCATCCATATCTAATTCTTTGGAATGACTCTGTAAATAGTTATTTATATTTGAAGCGTATTGTTCTCTTTCAACAGCATCTTTAAGATGAAATACTTTATGAGTTAACAACATCTTGAAACCTTGCGACATAAACTCCAGTTACTTCAAATTCCTTTGATTCAACAATATGGCTGAAAGCATTCTTAACTCTTTCTGGGCTCCAGTCCTCTTCAACGTGGATCTCATAAGGGTTGCCTTCGTGTGCATCTTGATGATAGTGAATAATTGGAATTGAAATTATTGCTGCTCTTGCCTGCTTGGATACTCTATCCCAAAGCTCCACCGCATCTGCTTCTGACATATGCTCAAGAACATCTCCAAAAATAACTAGGTCGTAGTCAAAGTTTTCAACTTTTCTAACATCTTCATTTATAACTTTGTCATATCTTTTATCTAAATTAAACTTAGATATATTAGGCTCCCAAACTTCTAGGGCTACCACCACTACACCATTACCAAGCTGTTCACGGATTATGTCTAGGTAAACTCCTGCTCCTGCCCCAACATCCAGCACAGTGCTTGGATTGATTTCTTTAATCTTTTCAGCAGTCCATGGCTTATTTGCGGGATCTGAATACGGCATTATTTTGTCCACTTTCTAGGCTTTTTAATAAATCCAAATCTTTCTAGGGATCTTTGGATAGTCATATGTGAGCACTTGGCTTCCATAGCCATGTCCACAATCCTTTTCTTTTCTACTACATATCTCTTGTAGCACCACTCTTTAGAATCATATAATTTCATTTACTGCATACCACGCTATTCCTGCCGCATCAGCGACGTTATCGGACTCAGTTTTGATGCCCAGATTTCCCACAAAGTCAATTGTCCGTTGCTTCCTTCGCTCACGGATTTTTCCTTTGATCCAGTTATCTGATTTTCCTGGGAATTCAAGTCTAATCGCCTCTTTCTCAGCCTTAGTGAAATTTTTATTTCCTAAATATGATTGCCAAGTTATCGGATGAACCTCAACAACCTCCACATTATCACTAAGTAACTCTCCCATTATAGCACCAAATACGTATGCCATCTTCATTCCCGTTGCAACTGACTTAACAGAAATGGCTGCTTCAATAACAACAAAGTCTGTGTCAAGCTCTCTTTTAAATGATCTAATCTTTCTTTTGGCGTCAAGAATTCTTTCATAAACGTCAGCTCCATCAAATGTTATTTCGCCCCATTTTACAGGAACCTTTTCATTCATCAAGCAAAAAGCAATGCTGTTTGTACTAGCGTCTATGCCTAATACTTTATGAGCTTTTGGTTTTACAAGTTTAGCGAGAGACAATTTTTACCATTTCCAGCAAATTTTTTCTCTCTTTTTCTTTTTCTGCACTGAAACATTTATCACAAATTTTACCATCATTGTATCTACTTAATACAACATTGCAACCTTTGTTCTTGCAAATTCTTTTGGCCCCCGCCAAACGTGCTTTCTTTTCATAATAGGCTTCTTTTAGCTTTTGATTAGTAGCAATTCGGCAGCACTCATCAGAGCAATACTTTTGGTTGTGGGTCTTTGGCTCAAATTCTTTTACGCCCTGACAATTTTCATAAGCACATATCATTTTTCAAGCACCAAAGGTTCTATGTAGACGTCGCCTTCTTCTTCCTTCATGTCCTTCCAGCAAACAGTCTTCACAGGACAACCTTTACAGGCCCACTGTGACTTAGTAAAAGTTCTCTCTGGCAAAGTTCCAGCTTCGTATGCAGCATAAACTTTACGCATCCAATCCCAGACACCGTTAATAAGTTTAGTGTTGCGTTCATCCATGTTAATCGGAATAATCAAAAATGAATTATCATTCTTATTTTCATAGAAGAAAAAACCTTGCTCTGCACCACGAATCTTCATGTATGTTAGAAGCTGAATCTTATGGTATGGCAATCCCTGCATTTCTGCTTTGCGAATGTCAAAAATTTCCTGCTTAGCAGACTTGATTTCTCCTACAACCTCTTTGCCGTTCCACTCTATAAAAGTGTCTGCAAATCCTCTAATTGGTGGATCATTGTGGGTAACTTCTGTTTCATTTGCTTTGAAGATTGGGATTTTAGCCATGACTTTCTGAATGCGATCATGGACATACGTACCGTTATCCATATTAATGACACCCATACTATCAGTTTCATTTTCAAACTCAGCACCAGTAAAAGCAATGAACCAATATCTAGGGCAGTTACCATTACCATAACCAACACTACTAGGACTAAAAGTTTTCTTTTGTGTAAATTCATTTGGTCTCTTCCCTTCTAAGACTGCCTTCTCATACATTTCACCAAACTTAATCGGATCAAATCCATCTGGGTCTGAAATCTTTTGAAACTTTAGATTTGCTATTAGCTCTCTACCCATTTATCTTTGCCATTCTACTCCATTTTAAAACCATATCATTCCATTCTTTTATAGTCATAGTGCTTTTAGCTTTATT